GGCTGGTGATAGAGGTGCTGCCACGGCTGGTTATAGAGGTGTTGCCATGGCTGGTTATAGAGGTGTTGCCATGGCTGGTTATAGAGGTGTTGCCATGGCTGGTTATAGAGGTGTTGCCACGGCTGGTTATAGAGGTGTTGCCACGGCTGGTTATAGAGGTGCTGCCACGGCTGGTGATGGAGGTGCTGCCACGGCAAGAGGGAAGGCTTCAACAGGATATAATGGTTTGTCAGTAGCAAGAGGAGAAAATGTTCAGGTAAAAGGCGGAATAGGTGCAATTTTGGTCATAGCTGAGGAAAGGGATGATACGTATGATATTGTTGATTGGAAGGCTGTAGTAGTTGATGGTGAGGTTGTCAAGGCTGATACATGGTATAGACTGGAAAACGGTGAGTTAGTGGAAGTTGATTAATAGCTTGCTGATATTACAATAAGAATTTAATTAATAATAATTACCATTTACCTGACATCAGGAAAATGGTTCAAAACGATATAAAAATGAATTAAAAAAACAGAACGGGCGCCCTGCGGCATACAATAATATGCGGGGCGCCCGTTGTCAATGAGAAGTTATCGTGTTTCTTTCCGCAGTCTTTCCCTGACCTGCCGCTCCGTGATTCCGAATGCCGCGGCGAACTGTTTGAATTTCTCCTTCTGCCCGGAGGGGAGAAGGGAGTACAGGCTTGAGAACGGCGTGCCGCCTTCCAGCGCTTTCCTGATTTCTTTCTTTTTCATATAAGTTCCTTTATCTGTTTCTTACAACATTCACAATCACACAGCAGCAACCTGGCCTTGTCGAACATCTTCTGTCCTATATTGCCGGACAGGTAGCATATCTCCTCGCCCCACGGGTCGATCCCCAGCGCCTTTGCCATGTGCGCTTCCAGATGCTTCCTTTCGTGGTCATAGGAGTTCTGGAACTCGGCGGGCGACGATGTGGTCCCTATCACCATGACCGTCTGCCTTGTGCCGTAGTTGGAATAGGTGAGTCCGGTATCCGGTTTGCCGGAGGACAGGTTCCTGTACGCCGTTTCCAGATCATCCCCGCGGCAGCCTATGTCATAGAGCCTGCCCATGATCTCGTCGGTGTAGTAACAGTCCACGGCATAGTAGACCTCCACCTTCCATCCGTACTCCTCTATGTCAAACCGCTGGCGGATCATAACATCTCGTCCCATTCCACCGGTTCCCCAGCCCTTGTCATTTTCGCATACCACATGCACATGACCATGCCTTCCGGAGCGTCATGGTCATCTATGATATCCTTGACGTAGAGTGCCAGATGGGGCTCGTCGGCAATGGAGGACTTGAAACAGTCCGCTTTTGCCTGGTTGGCCACGTATACATAGTCATATAATGTGTTGTTCTCCACCCTGACCCCGTTCTTGGCCAGAAGCTCGTCCACCTTGTCCTTGGTCATGGGTTCGATCTTCTCGCTTTTTCCGGTTGCCGGGTTCATCCTGCGCATGAGCGACACGGCGAAGTCGCACAGCTTCTTGTTGAAGTGCCAGCCGTTATGCCGGAGATACGCCGTCATCTCCTTTGGCCGGTCATCATATATGTCCAGAGGTTCCTTTGTCCTGTTCATGGTCTTCTTGTTAGCCGGGACGGGGGAATCCTCCGTCCCGGCGGGTTAAACTAACGGTATCTTGAATAGCGTCCTGTTCCGGGCACTCCGCGGCGCTGGCCCATCGAGCCGCCGCCATAACGGTTCCCGTATCCTCCGCCGTATCCGCCACGGTTTCCATAACCGCCACGTTGTCCCATGTCGTCATACTCGTCATAGTCATCGTAGCCGTCGTCGCGCTGTCCCATGCCGCTCCCTTCCGAGAGTTCCTCAATGCACTGCATGAGCTTGCCGCCATACTTGAGCATTTTTTCGGCATAACCGGCCATTCTCTCGACCTTGCTGTCTTCTATCTCGATCATCATCATACTTGTTGTTTTTTAGGATTGTTCGTACTGGGCCTTTCCGCGGGTTTAAGCAGTTCGGCCATCATGGCCTTCAGCTCGGATATCTCCTCCCTGAGAGCCTTGTTTTCCGCCTCCTGTCTCTGCCTTTCGGCAAACTCGGGATTCAGGATCTCCATCATCTTGCCGCAGGCGTCCACTATGGCACGGTGGTGGTCTATGCTCCTGAGTATCTCCGCGGACCTGTTCCTCATGGCCGCCACCTCGGAGTTCATCGACTCCCTTGACCCGGATATGACCATGTTCCCGCCTCCGGGGAAATTCGCGTCGGCGATGTCCGCCCCCGCTGGTATCTTCTGGAACGTGACGGTCTGTTCGCCGACCTTGACGGTGATGTCCACCACCATCTTCATCGGCTGGCCGAACATCACCGGCTGTGTCCCGTCCGGGACCGGGTTGGATACTCCCGCAATGGCACCGACCTCCACATAAGGCGTCCCGTCCTTATGGAGTATGTAAAACTGGCTGTTGACTCTTAAATTCTGGAAAGGCATAATTGTTTCTCTTTAAATGGAGGGATTCCTCCCTCCGTGTTCTTAAACTACTCCGGTCATTATCTGCAGGGTGTTTGTCGTCCTGTCGAACCAGAACTCGAACACTCCCGTACCGGGAATGTCGGCTGCCGTCAGCGCTTCCCCGTTGTACTTGGTCACGGCCTGTGTCACCCCGTTTGTCTCGAACAGGACCGGCAGCGTCCCGGTTGTTCCTGTGGGAACGGCCTGCGCCAGGTCAATGTAGATGGTTCCCCTGTACCAGGCATTCACGAATGAATGGTTCGGGAAGGAGAACACCACATTGTCGGCGGTGACATTCACTCCGGATGTGACTATTGCGGCCGATCCGCGTCTGTTAACGAATTGAAAAGGAAATGGCATGATTACCTCCTTTCTCCGGGTCAACCCCAGAAACCGTTACCCGCCCCGAAACCGAAGCCGTATCCAAGACCATATTGGGCCGCCACACAGGTGGGGATTCCCACAACCGGGCTGTACGGCACCTTGGCCACTTCGGGCTGGTTGCACTCAATCTTCGCCAGACGGGCGCTCAGATCACCCAGCGCGGCGTTGACAGGCGCGATGGTCTGTGCGGACACCTGTGCGAAATACGCGTTCTGGTGCTCCTGCGAGAGCTGGTTGACGAGCGTGCTGTTCTTCTCGCGCAACGAGTCGATCTTGTCAAGCAGCGCCTGGTTCTGCATGGCGTCCAGCTTGCTGATGATGGCGTTGGTGTTGGCCGTGCCTGCGTCACGCAATGCGAGCGTGTTCTGGTTGGCCGTGTTCACCAGGGTGTTTGTCTGGTTGCAGACGGACAGCTGGTTCTCGTAGCCCATTCTGGTGATGTTCTCGTTTGTCTGGCAGCAGCACTGGCAGATCTGCGACTGGATGGCGTTGTTGCCCTGCATGATCGCGGTGACGATCTGGTTGGTGTTCATGCCCATCTGGTTGCCGATGTTGCATATCTGCATGCCAAGACCGTTTATGGCGGCCAGTACGGCATCGGAAGAGGTGTTCAACGCGGTAGCCAGGCTCTGGATGTCGTATCCGTTGCGTTGTACGGCCTGCATGATCACGGCGGTGTTCGCGTCGTTCTGCACGAAGGGGACCACGCCGCCCTGTCCGTTGCCCATCATTCCGCCACGGGCGCCGCCGAAACCTCCCATGCCTCCCCATCCCATCAGGATGAACAGAAGCAGGATGGCGAACAGGTCGTCACCCCAGCCGTTGCCGTTACGGCTGTTGCCGTTTCCCATCAGCGCCAGGATGTTCGGATCCACACCGCGCTGTTGCATAAGTGCCGGAAGCATGGCCAGAATGCCGTTGGTGCCGCCTCCGGAGTTCCCGTTCTCGGGGAACACAAAAGTTCTTGATTCACTCATAGTTGTATTTGTATTTTGTAGTTCCGGTCACTAATCCGACCGTGGTGCAAACATACTCAACTACACGCGCTCCGTCGAGCGTCCTGTTCTGATGTGTTTCCTTATTTGTTCCAGATATATTCCGATCATCGGCGAGGTGATGTTCCGCGCCAGCAGGCGCCGTATCCCCCGTGCCGTTCGGTTGGTCATCCCCGCTATCTGGTCGGGATACAGGCCGGCTTCCGAGAGCAGCCTGACAAGCACATATCTGGCGTCCGTGGATTCCATGTCCCTGAAGTCGCCCAGTATACGTTCCCTCGGCACTTCCGTTTCACGCTCGGTCAGGCCGAGCAGGTTGAAGAAAATTTCGCTCTTGCACATAAACTTCCAATTTTTATTATTACTTTTGTGCACCACATAAAAATAGTACATAAATACTCGCGTCAAGGACTTTGGCCCTCAGCGTGCGAGTATCTATGTACTATTCTTCGTTTTTATGTGGTAATTTAAACGGAAGCGTTGAGGGCTTTTTTATTATTACCCCTCCCTTTGTTGCATATTTATTTAATAATCACTACTTTTGTGCATAGGTATCAGGTGTTATCATCAAAACAAGTTTTCAGGGTATGTCAAGAGGTCGCAGTTCGGAACTGATCATGAAGCGTAACGAGGCACTGTTGCGCCGCTATTATTATTGGACGGAAATCCAGCGTCTTCGTTTTGACGACGCGTTGAAGATCCTTTCCGAGAAGGAGTTCTTCATCAGCGTGGACCGCATCATGGCCATCATCCGTTCAAACTGCAACAGGCTGAAGGATATCGATGTCAAGCCGGTCCCCAAAATAAAGAAGCCCCGTCTTACCGCCGCCCAGCTCTCCCTTTTTACCGACTGACCGCATTATCCCACACGGTGCATTCATAGTGTGTCTCATAGACCTTTATCCCCCTGGGCATCGTGTGGAACCTGCTTCTTTTCCTCACAAGCGGTGTCTGGCAGCATTCAGGCCTGTACATCTGCAGAAGCGCGTCCACCTCTTTCATCCGTTCCATTCTTCCGGCGGCCTTGTCCGCCGTGCCGCTGGTGTAATGCGTGTCATCATAGCAGTCAACAGCCAGCCTGACAATGACCGATACCGTTCCTTTCTGCATGTATCCGCCCGCCCCTCCCAGTGTCTGCCATTCCACCTCGGGCGTGTCAACCAGCACCATGGGGAATGCCATCGGATAGGTTTCGGAGTCCCCGTCGTCACGGTAGAGCATGTCCAGCTGCCCGTAATCCTCGTCCACCTGTTTGTTCAGCCATGCTATGTTGTCGGCTATTCTTTTCTGAATGTCATTGAATAAAGTTTCCATGTCATTTTAACAATATATTGGTTATTTCCTTTTCCGTTTCCTTTCTCGTCATTTCACGCAGCTCCCGGCTTGGTCCGATGAACTGTCGCCGGGGCATGTCCACCTTAACGTCAAGCCTCTGTTTCCTTGTCAGGGCCATCGCCTTCCATTTCAGGGCTTCGGGCGGTGCCGCCTCTGCCTTCTGCCTGCGGGCCTTTTTCCCCATCCTTTTGGTGATGCCCGCTTCCTTGAAGTACATCCTCCATGCCATCTTCCGCATCTTGGCGGTCACTCTCGGATGTGTGGTCATGCGTCCCCCGTAGTTGTGGATTCCCGCATATTCCACGGGGTTCACGATTGTCACCTTGTAAGGCTCCGCCTCATACTCCGAACTTCGGGACAGGCGGTTACGCCGGCTCAGCAGCGGACCGTATTCTCCCGCCGCCCCCTTGGCGGAGTCCTGTCTTCTTGTTCTCTTCCAGGGATGCAGCCCTCCGTCATAAAAACCTCCCTCGCGGAAATTCCTGTTTACAAGGTTCACCGCTTTTGCCCCGATCCTGCGGGGCAGCGTCCTGCTGAAGGCCTTCTGGATTTCCTTCTCCTTCCTGCGGAGTTTCCTGACGGCGTCATTCACATTCATTTTTTTCTCCTTTCCATAAAGTCCCTTACGGTTTTTTCCGCCGAAGGATACGCATGGGCGATATAGGGATGCGTGTCGCTGAACAGCTTTCCGTCCTCCTCCGGGTTGTTGTCCAGCCCTGGTGAGGGCCGATAGTCCGATAACGGCACATCATACCCGGGCGTCGGCTTGTCGTCCGTCTGCTCCAGCGAGCATTTGCAGTTCCACCGGTCTCCGGGGCGGTGGCTTTTCCAAAACCTATGTCCTTTGGGCAAAGTCAGGTCAATCCCCCAGAACTGGGCATGTACGGGATCGGGTTCCGCGCTGGTGGTGGGAAGCCACCGCAGGTTCGGAAGGATGTCCGCATCCCTGTCGAACAGCTTCCAGTCAGCCGCCTGGCGGGCACGCAGTACCGCCGTATCGTACTCGGTTTCGAGCCACGCCGTATTGTACGTGCCGATAATCGCCTGCACGTCTTCCTGGAACCGGGAAAAAGGTTTCAGTTTTCCCTTTTCGTCCAGCAGTTGCGAGGCAATGTCGTTCTGCATCCGGTGGGTGCGGAAAGCGGAGAACACATCGAGGTTGTCGCGTATCTGCTCCAGGAACACTTCCTCCAGCCTGTCATTGTCGCTTTGACCGAATCCTTCCTCCGCCGCACGGCCGAAAGTTCTGACCGTAGCCAGGAACAGATCCTCGTCTATTTCCGTTTTTACATCAAACGTCCGGTAGAATATATCCCTCAGCACTTTCGCCATCAGCTCCCTTGTGAACTCAAACGAAACGGCCGCCCCCTGCATGCGGGAATCCGCATGGCCGTGACAACGGCGGCAGCGCTCCCCGTAGAGGTCGTCCATCACCATTTTAAAGCCCCTTTCCGCGGGGCGGCGACGAAAAAAGACCTGATACGGTTTACAATACCGTCCTCCTTCCGCTTGTTCCTTTCAGGAGAGGGTTGTTCTTTCTCCTGTGCACCGTTGTCTGCCGGCTTTCCGTTTCCGAAGGCCGTCTCTTCCTTGAGCCGGTCATAGTTGTCCGGTTTAGGGATTCCCGTAGCCTCGTACACGTATTCATCCGATACGGGAGTTCCCATCTGGCGCATCCGGGATATGATGTTTATCTCCTGCTCGGCGGTGGTTTCCTTGGGCTTGACATAATAGAATTCCCCGCCCCGTGTGTCGTACCCGAAAGCGGTGAAGATATCGGTCATGTCATAGTTCAGGGTGTTCAGTACTAGGATCCGGTCCGCCTCGTTCAGTTTTTTCTCTCCCTTCTCCTGTACGGTCCCCAGCGCCTGCGTGCCACGTTCCGAGGCCTGCGTGGTGAGCGTGTTTCCCAGCACGATCTTGCTGATCTCGTCATTGCATGTGTCGTACAGGGTCCTGTACAGGTCGGAGCTGCCGCTTTTGTTGCCGCTTTCTATCAGTTTCATCTGCGCTTCCTCCGGATGGAGGAACACCGCCGCACCTCCCTGCTCGGCCATATCCTTCACGGCCTGGTCGCGGGCCTGCTCGTCACCGGCGCTGTAGGTATACTCGCGTATGGGCATTCCGAATATCTCGCAGAACTGTGCCCAGTCGGCCATGTCGTTGCGCTTGTATATGACATACGGGGCTATCCTTGCCAGTCTTCCCAGGGAGCGTTTCTCCCCGACAAGGAGCATCGTGTGGTAATTCTCCAGCGGTTCCCCCGTGGTGTCCTCCTGCCGGTGTTTTATCAGCCCCCGCACCGGGTCATAGTTCTTTCTGGGAACGAGTCTGTAGTCCATCCATCCGCTCCCGTCCTTATAGAACTGGAACAGGGAGAACCCCCAGAAATCCGAGTCTATCAGGTCCCCGATGAACCGGTAGAACCAGGGGGAGCGCAACAGGGTGTTGATCCTCTCGTCCGGAACGCCGTTCCTTCTGAACTCGATCTGCGAGCACTGCACTGCCGATTTCCTCTTCTCTATGACGCTTCCCGTATGCCCGTCCATAAGGATGTCCTCATAGAGGTCATACAGCCTCGTCCGCTGTGTGAAGTCCACATTGTTCGCCCCCCTGACGGCCTGCATGTAGTCCGCCATATCCTTCATGAACAGCCTGGGTGCGGTGATGATGACTGTTCCCGGGGTGTTCCTGCCCGGCAGCGGCATGTTGCCGCTTATGGATATTTCTTTTTTTCTTGCCATTTCAATAGTGTGTTACACGTTTGGGATTGCTTCTTATCTGGGTGGGCAGGTTATTCCTTGCCGTCTCCTCGTCCAGCAGGGGAGCGTCGGCTATGCTGATCTCCACCTTGCTGACCGCCTTGAGCCACTCCATCGCGCGGTCATAACGTTCCTTGCGTATGGGGGAGAACTTCTGGGGGTTGTGGATGCTGCATACATGATAGAGCGTGATGTCCTTGGCGAACATGAGTATGAGCGCGTTCCTTTCCTTGCCCTTTGCGGAGAATATCCTGTCACAGTCATAACGTGCGGACAGGTAGGAGCGCATCTGCGCCACCGCCTGGTCCTCGCATATCTCCACTATGGACTCGTCCTCCCTGATGATGCTGTCCAGGATCTCCCTGTGGATGCTCGCATCGTAGTCATCCGGATTGATGAATTCAGACATGTCGTTTACCTCCTGTACTTGTTTAAACGGCGGATTGCCGCCCTTTCTATTATGACCGGCTTCTCCATGTTCCCCGCCTTCCTGTCTATGGCCCTGTTCCCTCCCTCCACGCAGTCCGGCCCGTCCGCGGGATACGGAAGGGTGAGCTCGAACATCCGGAACTGGTCAACCAGTTCCTTCATGTCAGAGGAGTCTTTCTCCTGTTCGTTGAATATGAGGTTGCCGTCACGGTCCATGGGCTCAAGGTTGGCCTCGATACGGGTTGCCTTGTCGGTCTTGCGTTCCTCGTCGGGGATGATGTTCAGCGGGATGCCGTGTTTCTTGCGCAGCCTGTTCAGATGCTTCTTTAAAACCTGTTTGAAGAAGGGATCCTGCAGCTTGTTGTTCTCCACATAGGCGTAAACGGAAGCCTTTCCTCCCACATGTTTGTACTGTTCGAAGAACGCCTCGATAAAGTCCTCGTTCTTACCCCGGAACACCCTTGCCTTGATCACATACAGCTTTCCCTTGAGCTTGCCCAGCAGGCAGACGGACTTGAAACTGGCCTGTTTCCTCCTGCTCTCCCCCGGGGCCGGGTCCCCGTAAATGACAAGGAACCTAAATTTGTTCAAAGGAGGGACCTTCCCGAATACAAGGTTCTTGAATATGCTCCCTTCGCTGACCGGATTGTTGAAAAATTCCTTCTGTGCCGACGAGGTGCTGATAAGCGAGAGGAACAGGTCTATATCCTCTTCGGAGTTCTTTTCCGGCCATGAGGAGACGCCGTCCTTGTCACGGATATTGATAATGTCCGCGTATCCTATTCCTTTCTGTCCGAGTTCCGCAGCCTTTTCGATGGCACGCGTGATGCAGCAGTCCGCCGCAATGATGTTTCCGTTAAACAGCACCCTGTAACGTCCTGAGACGGACATGGTGGGAATCAACGCCTCTTCAAGCCATTTCCACTTGGCCTTGATACGTTCCGGGTTCCGGCATTCCTCGTCGGTGTCTATATCATCGATAAGGATGAAGTCCGGACGGAAGTTCTTGTTACGGGTACCGCGTGGCGACTGTCCGGCACCGATAGCCCGGAAGGAACAACCGCACTGGCATGTAAACTCCCCTGTTTCCCAGGAACCCGGCTTTTTCTGTGTGCCGTAATCCTGGATGATGCGCTGGTTTTCCTCCATATTGGCCATGAAGGGCAGCAGCAGGCGTCCGGCGTTGTCCTGCGAGTTCGAGATAAGCAGCACATTGCGTACCTGCCGGGTAAGCGCCAGCCTGATGATCTCCATCATGGCGCGTGCCGACTTGGCCAGCTCGCGCGACCATGCCCTGACCTCATACCAGCGGTCGTGTTCCATAAGACGCCGTGTCGCTTTTTTATGGAAACCGGCCGGCTCGCAGGTGTAATACTGTGCGAAATAGTAACGGAACCACGCTTCATTATCCGCTTCCAGCCTTCTCTTGCGCTCCTCTATTTCAGCGGCGGAGTCGGACGGGTTAATGTCCGAACTCTCCCGGACGGATGCCACCAGGTCGTTCCATTCCGCCAGTTCGGCCCTGTCCCGGGGGGTAAGTCTGAGTTTTGCCATGGCCTTACAGTTTGGATTTTACATAGGCGTCCAGCAGCGGGACTATCTCCTTGCTGCGTGCCATGTCATAAGTGCGCAGCCACTTGACAAAGCTCTTGAACACCGAAAGGATGTCAGCCAGCCCCACATCCGTTTCCATCTTTTTGATGGACCCGGTTATTTTGGCTATGGTGTCCGACTCGGCCGTGCTGGCGAACCTTTCCCCCTCGGGTCTCCCGTTGATGGCATTGTTCAGCTCGGCAAGCTGGAGATACAGGTTCTTGAGCTGTTCCTCCCGTGTCATGGTGATGGATACCTTGTACCGTTCCCAATTGCCTTCACCGGCCCACCGGGAAACAGTCTGACGTTTTACCCCCACACGCTCGGCAATCTCCGCGTGTGTCAGTTCTTCATTAAGGTAAATAGTCCTTGCAAAATCTTTTTTCTGTCTGCTGGTCAGTTCCGCCATTTTTTATCTTTTTTTATTTACGGCAAAATTCGTACTTAAATATTTAACCTGCAACATATTGGATTTGTGATGACGCTTTATGCCGCCATTATGCAGCCGTAAAGTTGCATCATGCCGCAAGGGTGTTGACCGTAGTAAAAAAACTCTCCATATTTGCACCGTAATTTTTAGCAAGGATGAAAAAGCGATACTTTAACATGATACCCTCCCCTGATACCGCCTGCATCCTCCTGTACGGGGAGATCGGCGGTTTTGACGGGGTCAGCGACAAGGACATTGTCTGCGAGCTGTATGAATACGCCTCCATGTACAGGAGCATAGACGTGCGTGTGAACTCCCCGGGCGGGAGCGTGTACGCGGGCATGGCCATATTCAACGCCCTCAGGGCCAGCGATGCGGACATAACCATCTATGTCGACGGCATTGCCGCAAGCATGGCCAGCGTCATCGCCCTGTGCGGGAAACCGGTATATATGAGCCAGTACGCCCGCCTGATGCTCCATAACCCTTACGGGGGATGTTACGGCAACAAGGAGGAGATGAAAGCCGTCGCCGAGCAGCTGGAGGCGCTGGAGGATACGCTTGCGGACATGTACGCTTCCAAGACCGGGAAGACCCGTGAGGAGATAAAGGATGCCTATTTCGATGGGAAGGACCATTGGATTACCGCCAGGGAAGCCAGGGAGATGGGATTCATTGACGGTATCTATGATATCGGCGGGAAAGTGGATGCCGGGACGCCGCAGGAGGTTTATGCCGCATTCCAGGCCCGGCTGGGCAATCAAACATTAAATACAGGTAATATGATGTATGAAGAATTGAAGAAGAGACCATCCTTCGCCTCGTGTGCGACGGATGAGGACGTAGTGCGCATGCTCTCCTCCCTTGAAAACAAGGCGGGACAGTATGACGCGCTGGTAAAGGAACGTGACACGCTCAAGGCGAGTCTGGACGGATATGTCGAGAAGGAGCGCGAGGCCAGAAAGGCCGAGATCAGGAATCTTCTCGAGGACGCCATGCAGGACGGGCGTATCGCCCCATCCGACCGTGACGCGTATCAGGCGGTGCTGGAGAAGGATTATGAGAACGGGAGAAGGATTGTCGACGGGCTTGCGAAGAAAAAAAGCGTGGATGATGTTCCGGATACCCCGCTACAGGACAAATCCGGATGGAATGACAATTGGAAAGAAATCCGGAAAAAGAACGGTTTTAATTAAAAAATGAAAAGATTATGGCTGTAACTATCAAGAATACGAATTATGACGGTGAGGTGCTCGACAGGATACTCACCAAGGCGGCCACGGGCAACGAACTGGTACAGAAGGGGCTGATCAACCTCGTGCCCAATGTGACGAAGAAATACTCCATTCCCCGGCTGAAAACGAACAAGATGCTGCGCAAACGCGTGGAACAGCCTGAGGACAAGGACTCCAAAGGGGATTTCATTTATTCGGAAAAGGTGCTTGAACCGAAAGACTTCATGGCCTTTACCACGTTCAATCCCCGCTCTTTTGAGCAGATATGGCGTCCGTTCCAGCCCAAAGGGGAACTGGTATTCCGGGAGCTTCCCCCCAATGTGCAGAACGTCCTTCTGAAAGCCTTGTCCGACCAGGTGGATTTTGAACTCGGATACCATTTCGTCAACGGCATCTATGTCGATGATGAGGAGGATGACGAGCACCTGTTCAACGGCATTCTGATGCGTGTCTATGAAGATCCTGAGGTAATCCGTGTGAACTCCCCGAAAGACGACACCATGATTGAACGTCTGATGCGCGTGCGCAAGGCAACTCCCCAGGTTCTCCGCAACAATCCCAATTTTGTGTATATCATGTCCGTTGACGATGCCGACCGGTATGACGACGAGCTTATCCTGCGCGAGGGAAAGGGCGTGAACTGGACTGATACCAGCGCCATGCGCTTCAAGGGAACTACGATCAAGACCGTATCCTCATGGCCGGACGGCTTGATCATCGGAACAGTGGCTACACCGACCGAACAGTCCAACTTCTGGGGAGCGGTCAACCTGCAGAACGACTTCAACGTGATCCAGATCGACAAGCTGACCAATGCCGGAGAACGTTACTTCTTCAAGATGCTCATGACCGCGGACACGAACACGGCGTTCGGTGAGGAGGTGGTCATGCTGGACGCGCGTGAGGGGAATGTCATCACAACGTCCAACACCACGATCACAATGAAATCGCAGGATGACGCCATCGAGCTGACTCCCGCGTCAGACCAGACCTATACCATTGAGGCGGCCGCGGTACATGCGGGAGCGCGCCTGTCCGTGTCCAACAAATCGGCTGAGCATAAAGCGACCGTGCAGGCTACGGAAGTCGCTCCAGGCAAGACTGTATCCCTCTATTATGACGGAAAGTCATGGTTTGAGGGGGATGTGAAGGAAATAACACTTTCAAGCGATCTTGCCGGACAGGAAAGCAAGGCTGCTGTCAGTGCGTCTGCAGAAAGTCTGGAGGTTTGATTATGGCGACACCAAGAGGACTACGAAACAATAACCCCGGAAACCTCCGCCTGTCAGGTGACAGGTGGAAGGGTCTCCGCCCGGTGCAGACGGACAAGGAGTTCTTCCAGTTCACCGACATGAGGTACGGCTACCGTGCCATGCTCATCACCTTGAGGAACTACCGGAAGAAACACGGCTTGAAGACCCTCTCCCTTATGATCGGGCGTTACGCCCCGTCCACGGAGAACGACACCCGCGCCTACCTTTCAAGTGTATGCGGCGAGCTTCAGGTTCCCACTACCTACGAGCCTGACGTGGATGACAAGGGGACGATGTGCCGTCTGGCCGCCGCGATGAGCCGGGTGGAAAACGGCGTGCCCGCCGTCATGGCGGACATAGAGGCCGGCTGGGAGATGATCTGAAAAATGACATGCGTATGGACTGGGGCACTGTATTCGAACTTCTCCAGCAGTGGCTCGCCCCCACGGGGTGCATAGCCATGGCAATAGGCTGGTGGCGTGACCGCAGGCTCGTCAAGGTCCGTGCGGTCAAGGAGAACGAGGGCACATACAAGCAGTTGTATGACGACCTCTCCGAGACGACTTTACATTTAAGCGACCAAATACGAAAAGTCAATGAGAAAATTATCGTTCTGGAACAGGCACTGCGTAAATGTTACCAGTGCAAGTATGCTGACCGCTGTCCTGCTGTTGTCTGGATGCGCAGCAAACAGGGAGAGCCGAACAGCCGTCCGCTCGGGCTCTCTTCAGAGGAGCGTAACCGGGGAAATAATCTTCGGCAAGGCCCCGACGACTCTGACGAGCCTGGCACTGAAACCCGGGCTCCTCCGGACGATAGGCGGCCTTCCGGCCGGTATGGGCGTGACGGAGCAGCATGAGGGGCTGGAGGTGAGGGTGGAGTCGGACGGGGAAGGCGGCGTGAACGTCACGGCCGTTTCGCATGCCCGGCCGGAGATCACCGTAAGGGAGACCTCGGACCTGAGATGGGAGTCAGAGGAGAGTACGGCCGAGGAAAAACAGCCGGTTCCCTCTTTTTGGGAGCGGACAAGGACGAAGGTGTTGTGCTGTTTTGTCCTCCTGCTTCTCTTCTGGGGACTCCGGCGGTTTAAAGACAAATCAAGGAACAATTAAAACATGAATCATTATGGCAGAAACGAATACCGGCGCCATCTATGGCGTGAAAGCTCTCAAATATAACGGGAAGGCTCTCGGGCTGATATCCGAGGACGGGTTGCAGCCCGGAGGCGACTCGCCTTCCAAGACCCGCATCTGGGCGGCGCAGAAACGCAACGCGCCGTTCGCGGTGCTCAAATCCACACCGGGAACCAAGACATGGACGTTCACGCTCATCGAGCTGCTCGGCGAGAACATGAGACAGGTCATGGGCGGCGAGGTGGATGAAAACGGAAACTACACCCCTCCCGCCGAGGACAAGGACGTGCAGGGCGTATTTGACATCGAAGCCGTGACGGGGCACACGATCCGGATCTACAACGGGGTGCTCACCTGCAACTTCTCCAACGGGATCAACTTCAGCAACGTGCTGGGTATCGAGAGCGAACTGGAGATGCAGGACGCGGGCGCGGACAATCCACCCTACAAGATCTTCGCTCCCGGACAGGTGCCCCCCGCCGATGAAATTCCGTCGCAGTCATGACGGACACACGAATACAGGCGGCGGACATGCTGCTTGACATCGGCATCCGCATTCCGGTGATGCCGCTCAGGCCCTTCAAAAAACGCCCCGGGAAATCCTTCCTTGTCATGCGCCGTCCGCCCGCCGGGGCGGTCATCCGCATAGCAAGGCGGTACCTGGAGCTCGGCGTCACCCCGGAGGAGATCAAGGCGATGGACTATGAGGAAAGGATGCGGTTCGTGGCGGAGAAGGGGAAGGCGGTCAGCCGGATGGTCGCGCTGGCCGTATGCACCGGATGGCTCTCGGGGATGCTGTTCTCCGGCCCTGTGGCATGGTATCTCAGATGGAGGGTGCATCCGGCGATGCTCTCCGCCGCCCTCATCGAGCTGCTCAGGGGCATGGACATACAGCCTTTTTGCAATACTATTCCGTTGGCGTCCAGGACGGCGGGGCTGCTGGAGCCGATAGGAAGCCGGGAAAGGAAAACGGGTTAACGGGCCGGCAGGAAGGCCCCCATAGCGTTTTCGGAATCATCGCGCAGGCGATGGAACGGTTCGGCAGGTCGAAACGGCACATCCTGTGGAAGATCAGCTACGCCGAGCTGATGCTGATGAACACGGATGTCAGCCGGTATGTGACCAAGGAGGAGCTCCTGGAAAGGGAGCGCAAACGTAGGCCGGACAAATTCACCACTGAATATTTTCAAACAAAACTTGGAGGGTAAAAATGGAACCTGTAAGACTGGAGATACTGCTTGACGACAAGACACTGAAGGGATTGCGCTCGGTGGAGGGCAACCTGGGCAATATGAGCCAATTTGCCAAACTTGTCATCGCACAGCTGGAGCAGGAGCTTGCGACCCTGCAGGAACGGTTCAAGCAGGCCATGGCCGCAGGTACGAATACCGATGCCCAGATGGCGGATATCCAGGCACTGCAGGGAGTTGTCAGACAGTTGAAGACGGAATTGCAGGACCTGGAGGCTGTCAAAAGAAAGACGAACTCCACTCCCGTAGCCGGACAACAGGTTACCGCAAGCATGGAGGATATCACAAAGAAAACGAATAATTTGCGGCTGCAGTTCCAGCAGGTTGCGCGTGAGCTACCCTCCCTTGCCATGGGGCCGCAGATGTTCATTCTTGCTATTTCCAACAATCTTCCGATGTTGACGGACGCCATCAGGGACGTGCGTCAGCAGAACGAGTTGCTGATGCGCTCCGGGCAGAAAGGCGTGCCGGTGTGGAAGCAGCTTGCCGGCTCATTATTCTCATGGCAGACAGCGCTTGTCGCGGCCATATCGCTCGGAATAGTGTACGGAAAGGACCTATGGGAATGGGTGAAAAATATTGGCAAGGCCAACAAGGAGCTGACAGCCGCACAGAAAGCTGCGGAAGACCTGAACGCTGCATCAAGAAAAGCAGTGTCCTCCAAAGCAGATGAGATCTCCCGGCTGAGAATCCTGTATTCCGCCACACAGGATGTGACCCGTAGCGAAAGGGAACGGAACAAGGCTGCGGACGAGCTGCAGAAGATCTATCCCCGGTATTTCGCCAATCTCACCAACGAGGCGATCCTGGCGGGTAACGCCGCATCAGCCTATGACAGTCTGACACAGGCCCTTATCCGTGCCGGGCAGGCGAAAGCCAGCGAGGATATCATAGCGGACTATACCAAACAGGACTGGCAGCTCCAACGTGCCATGAATGCGGACACCAACTGGACCAACCGTAACAGGGAGGAATATAGGGAAGCGAAGAAGCGGCAGGCTGAATATAACAAATGGGTTCGTGAAAATACTGCACGCCAGGGATCCAATCTTGTGAAATGGGGATTGGGGATGTATTATGACTCTACGGAAGACGGCAAACTGATTGCCGAATTCGAGCGCCGGACGGCGGAACTTGAGAAGAATGCAAAAAAACGCGCCGACATACAAAAAAACATAGAATCCGCCGCCAAGTCCGTCAATGTGACCGATTACATCACAGGAGGCGGAGGAGAAAAGGAAACCAAGGATACGGGCAAACCGGCCCGGGATTATCAGGACGAGCTCGCCGACGCCCGTATCAGGGCACAGCAGAAACTTGAGGCGGCACGCATATCGGTCATGCAGGAAGGTGTAAGGAAACGCCAGGCCCTTGCAAGGCAGGAGCTTGACGAGTCGCTCGCACAGATCGACAAGGAAGAGCGTGACACCCTCAAGAAAATGGACGAGGCCGAAAAGAAACGGGGTGTGAAGTCCACGCCCGAGGAAAGGCAGGCCGTGAAGGACAACGCGTCCCAGCAACGGGCGCTGGCTACCATGGGATACCTGAAGGAATCCTACGACATCGAGAAGGAGTTCCGCGACAGGAACCTGAGAGAATGGGTGGAATATTACAAGGAATACGGCACCTACCAGGAGAAGCGGGCCGCCCTGGACAAGGAATACAACCATAAGATCGGACAGCTTTATGAGGAGCGCCGCAAGGCCGAAGCGGAAGGGGATGCCGCCGGGGTGGAATCCCTGGACCTGCAGATCGCGCGTGCGACCAAGGACAAGGGGAAGGAACTCATCAAGCTGGACTACAAGCAGCTGACGGAATCACCCGATTACATACGTGCCTTCGAGAACCTGAGGGAAACTTCCACAGGCACCCTGAACTCCCTGCTGGAACAGTTCGAGAAGGCCAAACAGGCCGCCGCACAGGTGCTCTCCCCCGAGGACCTGAGGGAATACACCACGACCATCCGGGAGATCATGGACGAGCTGGACAGCCGGAACCCGTTCCAGGCGCTTGCCGACAGGAAGAGCGAGCTCGCCGAAGCCGAACGCGAACTTGCCGAGGCCCAAAGGAACCTTGAGACCGTGAATGCCGGAGGACGGGTGTCCACGGGGGTGAGGTATAATGACAGGACCGGGAAGATGGAGGAAACCTATCTGACGGCCGCCGCCGCGATGGAGAAATACAACAAGGCGCAGGACAAGGTGGCCAGGTCATCCTCCCGGGTGGAGAAAGCCGAAAAGGAAGCGGCGGACATCGTCGGGGAGCTGGCGCGTGCCGTCGGGGAACTGGGCGGCGCCATCGGCGGGCAGGCCGGGGAGATCATCACCCTGATGGGGGATGTGGCGCTGTTCACCCTCACCACCATCGACTCTCTGGGCAAAGTGGCGCAGACCGGGGTGAATGCCATCTCGGCGGTGGAGAAGGCGTCGGTCATCCTGACCATCATATCCGCGGCGATACAGCTGTTCCAGAAGATAAGCGAACTGGGGAACAACCGGGCTTTCAAACAATATGAGGCCTACGCCGAGAAGATCAAGGAGATAAACGCCCTGACCGATGCGGTGAACGAATACCGCATCGCCGCCCTGGAGGCGCAGCAGGCCGAGAGTAACTGGTTTTCCGCCGACAACCTCAAGAATCTCCGTGATTACAGGGCATTGCATGACGAAGTGGCCAAGGCTTACGCGGACAAGGCCATGGAGTCACAAGCGATATACCGCAACGAGAGCGGGGGCGGATGGCTGACGGGCGCGCTCAACTGGGTGATGGGCAATTTGTCCGCCCTCTCATGGTGGGACGAATGGAGGGACATTTGGGGCCAGGGGGATTACAAGGAAGGCCAGACGGCGGCTATCAACAACCTGCGTATCGAGACGCGGAAAAAAAGCAGCGGTTTCCTTGGCACCGGTATCGGCGGGAAGTCACAGAAGACCGAGGACCTTGTCACCTGGGCGCGGAACCAGGGCTTAGGCGAGCTGTTTGATGATGAAGGACTGATCAACAAGGAGCTTGCACAATCGCTTATTGACAACTACGGCGACAAACTTGTGGGCCAGACGAAGGAGACGCTCGAGGCCCTTATAGAGCTCCGGGAAAAATACGACGAATACATAGAACAGCTGCACGAGTATGTGAGCTCCCTGTACGAGCCGCTGACGGAGAACTTCGTGGACAGCCTGTGGGACTGGTTCGACAACGGGAAGGACGCGCTGGACAGCTTCAAGGACTATGCCTCGGATACCTTCCGTGACATTGTTTCCGACATGATGCGCACCATCGTGCTTGACAAGGTGGTCGGCTCGTTCGGTGATGACATTGCCGCCCTGTACGAGGAGTACGCCAAAGGAAAGATTGACGAGACGGAGCTGATGAAGAAGGTGGCCGAACGCACCGAAGGCCTGGTAGGCGACTACCAGAGCGCCATACCCGAGCTGCAGAACATCATGGACCTGGTCGGCGGCTACCTGAAGGATGCCGGGATCGACATCAGGCAGCCGGAGGGCTCCTCCCAGTCCGGCCGGGCCGGAACCGTCACCTCCATGACCGAGGAGACGGCCGGAAGGCTGGAGGGAATCGGCAACGCGACCCTTGACCATGTCATCAGCATTGACAACAACCTTACGAGGCATCTCGAAGGGATGGCGACATCCCTGGGCAAAATTGCGGGGAATTCGGAGTACCTCAGACACCTCGAAACGATAAACGAGAACATCGCGGAGCTCCGGCGCGGTGTGAAACTGAAAACATAGGACTATGGAAGTGGAGGAAGGACTGCTGAAAATAAATGGGACGGACATGGCGTCCCTGGGATGTTTCCTGTACGAGGAGAACGCGGGGGACCATACCAATTACGACTCGCTGATGAAGCCGCCGAAGATGAAGGAGCATACCTCCGTCAGTTACCGGGAACTTGACGGCGAGGAGCTGCCCGAAACCCTGCTTCCCCGTTACGAGGCGAGGGACATCACGCTGAAGATGGCGGTGGTTGCGGATACACGGACCGGGTGGTTCGAGAACTACAACGCCGTGCTTGCCTTGCTGAAGTCGGGATGGCTGACGCTGGAGGTTCCGGAGATAGGCCGGGTGATGAAGGTCTACCTGAAGGAATATACCCGGTACAGCCAGTTCACGACAATCAGGAATACCGGCCAGCAGGTAGCCGGATTCACGGTCACGCTGCGCGAGCCGAAACCTTTTTCAAACAGTGATTAAAAACGATTTAAAGACATTGTAAATGGAACTTGAAATCTACAACAGGCAGGGAACCCTGAAGAAGAAGGTCAGTCCCGATTCATCGTCCCGGTGGACCGAGGAAGTGGGGGTGGAATTCGTGGTGACGGTGAACTTCACCACCTGGGAGTTCTTCGTCCTGTCGGTCGGCGACTATGTGGAGATATCGGGAAAACGGTTCTCCATAAAGAAGGAGTACCGGCCGAAAAAGACCGACACACAGAAATACACCTACAATATCAGCTTCTACGGCCGCGAGCACGACATGCAGGACCTGTTGTTCTGCCGTCTGAACCAGGGGAAGGACGACCTTGAGTCCGTCTTCGCCTATGACGGCACGCCGATGGAAATGCTGGAAAAACTGGTGGCGAACATGAACCGCAACACCGACGGTGTGACGTGGCGTGCAGGCCAGGCCGTCACCGGCGACCGGAAGACCATCAACTTCAACGGCCTGTTCTGCTGGGATGCGGCAGGCGAGATAGCCGGTGCCTGGGAAACCGAGTGGTGGCTGGACGGGGAATACCTGAACATAGGGAAATGCGAACACGGCGAACGGGTCGCGCTCGGCTATATGAAGGGATTGAAGACGGGACTGACCCAGAATGAGAACTCCAATTCGGTCAAATGGTTCACACGGCTGATCCCTGTAGGCTCAGCCAAAAATATTGACCCGTCAAAATACGGCCACACCCATCTGCAACTGCCGTCACGGGACAAGTATATCGACCTGAACACCCAATTGGGCCTGAAGGAGCATCGCGAGGAAGCGGCCTTTCAGGATATATTCCCGCACCGTCTGGGTACGGTATCCTCGGTAAGGTCCGAGGAGCAGACAAATAAGGACGGGAAGAAATACACCGTCTATTATGTCAAGGACAAGGATCTGCCCTTCAATCCGGATGAATACATGATCGGTGAGGAGGTGATACACATCACCTTCGAAAGCGGCGACCTCTCCGGAAGGGAGTTCGAGTGCAACTGGCATAACGGCACACAGGAGTTCGAGATCATCAACACCTACCCGGACGAGAATACCCAGATACCGGGAGGCAACATCATACCTCAGGCCGGTGACACGTATATCCTGACGAACATCCGCATGCCGGATGAGTATTACCCGATAGCGGAAGAACAGTACAAGCAGGCGGTTGACAGCTTCCTGACAGAATACAGCAAGGACATATCCATCTATTCCGGCAACACGGATTACATCCATGTGGATAAAAACAGTGTGCCGTTATCGCTCGGGCAAAGGGTGAGACTGGAGGACGCGCAGTATTTCGAGGCCGGGTATCTTGACACCCGCATCACAAGGATAGAGAGGAAGCTGGGCAATCTTTCCGAGGCTTCCATTGACTGCTCGTCGGCGGTCAGCACCTCATGGAAGTCATCCGTGGACTCGACGTTGAACAATCTGGAATACACGCTGGCGCAGGAGATGGCGCAGACGTTTATTCGACTTCTGAAAATGGGAGATACAGAATCCCCCAGTGACTATACCGCCTTCTCCTCCCTGAGATCACGTAATGAATTTATCAGCAAAAGAAATCCTGACGCCGCCAATGAGCTGATCACTTTTTTGAAGGGTTTACTTATAGGTAAGAACGGTAGTGGAATTACTGTACTTGAGAACGGTATGTCACAGGCTGTTGTTGATTATCTGTATGTCAAGGTCAAAGCCGTTTTTGACGAGCTTGAAGTAAAGAAGAAGACGTATGTAGGTGGTGAGCAGGTGATTTCCCATGCAGGCATGAAATGCAACCGTGTGGATGAGTTGGATGATGTCTACCGTTGTTATTTCAAAGAAGAGGAAGACGGAATTGAGATAGAGAACCAGTTTACTCCGGGATCTCTCGCCATCGCACAGGAGTGCAATATCAAGACAGGCGTTTCTCATCATGTCGGCAACCGCTATTACTGGCGGTTGGTCACAGCAGTAGGTGAGAATTATATAGACCTGTCCAAGACCGTGTGTGATCCTAATGTCGAGAACGATGTTCCGGTGGCAGGTGATGATATCGTGGGATTGGGCCATAAGACCGATATTACCCGACAGGCGGCGATAATTCTCTCTTCGGTGAACGAAGTTTCTCCGTCCATCATCATGTATCAGGGTATTAATGATTTTACCTTGACCGGGAAAGATGTCATTTCTTTTGATTTTGACAGGTCTACCGGCAAGGCCCGGATGAAGGTGTACGGAGATACGTACATTGGTGACAAGGACCGGACCACTTACATGGAATACACTCAGGATAAAGGTGTTGATATCAAGGGTATGTTCCATATCGAGCAGGGATCCACCGGATGGCGTAATATGGAAGGTCTGCCGGATGAGATACAGGCGGCTGCCGATTTGGCCCAAAAGGCTCAGGATGCGATAGACAATGCGGCTGTCGGCTCGGTCAATCTGTTGCGCAATTCCGGGTTTACCGGGAATTATAGTCCGGCAGATTTGAATTTTAACACGGAATTGTCGGATAGCAGTGAGGTGTATTCTGACAAACTCAACTATTGGAGCAATTCAGGAGCCTCTGTAATCAAGGATACTTCTGCCGTTTCAGGTTATTCCGTGACCATAGGCAGCATATCCCAAGTTGTGAACGCCCTGATTCCAGGCGAGAATTATGTTGTGTCCTTTAAGGCGAAGGGAGAGAATGTCACTGTGACATGTGGTGGGTGGAATACTCGGCAACCCCTGACATCATCCTATCAGAAATTTGTGTTCAAATTCACATTCAACGGTGCCAAATCCCTTGCATTGGCTGGCGCGTGCACCTTGTGTGATATACAGCTTGAGCGGGGTACTATCGCCACGGACTGGGCCCCGAATCCTCTTGACCGTGATGATTTCTATTCCACCTTCCTTGCACTCAAGTATCTGACGGATTATATAAAGGACGGTTCGGTGGATATACTTGGCGGTCTTATTCTGGCCGGCGCCATATTGCTTGGTAATTATAAGGATGGCAGGATGCGGGAAGTTACAGCAGGTATCAGCGGAACGTACAACGATGGGGATGATGTGTCCTTTTTTTCGGGAGGAAATCTGGAGAAGGCTATACGTACAGTCATGAAGTATAAGGATGATCCCGGATATGTCCCGTCTGAGGATGAGTTGAAAAAGATGGCCAATTTTGTAGTTACCCACGGAGGGCGCGCGATCCTGAACGATGTGGCGCTGCGTGGGTACATCCATGGGCTCGGAGGTTTTTTCAGGGGAAGGCTTGAAACGTCCGTTGAGGGAAAACGTATTGTCATTGATCCGGAGAAAAACACTCTTGAAATGTACACGACTGAAGGACACGCCACATTGGTTATGAGATTTGATACGTCATCGGACGGATGGGAATATGGTGATTTGATTCTGCGGAAATATGCAGGAGACCAGTTAATACAAGAAACGACTGTATATCCGGAACGCATCAGAATACAGAATCATGTGGACAATACGGATATTATTCTTAATCCCAATAATGTTTCGTTTTATGGATCTAAGGGTGAGACGCTGTTAGTCGGAATGAAACCAGTATACAATGGGGCAAGCGTGTCCAGATATGTGGCCAATATTGAATGCAGCAACTGGCCTAGCAGGGATAATGTTAGTTCCGGACAGGTATATGTGGAATATGAGACGGTTGAAGGAGTGGTGACAAACGGAATTTTAAAAGTGAAGAAGTAATATGGAACTGAATACAATACCTAATACAGGCACCTGGGGCGATGCCTCCAATCTCATCAATCTGAACAACCGCAAGCTTGCTTCCGAGGTGGACAAGGCGCTTTCCTTGACCGGAAAGTTCAAGGGGTGGTTCCGCAGTGAATCCCTGCTTTTCTCCAGATATCCCGTACCTTCAGCCGGATTTACCGCATGGGTGGGCGATCCGTATCCCGGTACGGTATATGGATGCGATAAAGACGGCATCTGGACTGATACGGGTGTCGTACCTTCAACCCCTTCCGTAAGTATGGACGGGTACGCCACTTCGGATGAGTTGGAGGCCGCCTTGTCCATTGTGGCGGACAATGGTCTTGCTGTCGGCTCCAAGGTTCTCACATCCGTGGACAAATCCGTTACGATTGAAAAAAAATACATAATGGCATCCAGCAAGACCCTTGTGGACGGTACCACTGATATTTACCTATATCCTGTATCCTCCGGCTCCGTATACAAGGTCAAGGCCACAGTCTATCTGACCAATGCCTATCTGTATGCATTTGTCAGCTCTGAGGATATCGGTCCTGCCACCATCGTTTCCGGCAGGACGATTCCTCCCAGCTCCGTGGACGGATATGTGGTGGCTCCCGCCGGTGCTTCTTTTTTGGCCATTCCCTACGTGTCCTCCTTCGGATGGGCCCCGTCCGTCAGCCGGGTAGACGAGCGGAGTGGGAATTTGCCTTCCCTGCTGGAAAGGGTGGATTCCGTGGCGGACGGCCTGTCCGCGGAGGTGGCCCGTTCCACGGATAAGGATAAAGTGCATGATGCCCGTCTTGACGAGCTTTCCTCCGCATTGGAGGATACCGGTGAAACAGTTCCCATGCTCTCGTCCGCTGAAGGCGTGATAGAGAGTGACGGCAGTGTCAGCGGTGCTTCCGGTCATTGGGCCATGGTAGACTATTATGATGTGTCATCCTACGGTGAGGTGGTTGCGGACACCCGTATATCCAGCGGTGACAGATATCTTTATGCATTTTATTCCTCGACCGATCCTTCCCCGTCTTCCCTTGTGCTGCTCGGCGGCAAGGTGTATGGCGGTGGCGGACTCACCGGCAAGGTGCTGGAGGTGCCGCAGGGTGCTGTCATGCTGGCACTCTCCCGCACGTCCGACAAGTCCAGCGGCGTGCATACCCGGGTGTTCGGCATCTCCGGGTTACGTAATGATCTGACCGCCCTTGAAAAAAAACATGACGGGGATGTGTCCTCCCTTACATCGGCGCTGGAGGACACAGGAGAGTCCATACAGGCTTCATGGGTCCGTGAGGGTGTCATTACCGATGAAGGAGGCATAGGCGGCAGCTCCGGCAGCTGGATGTTTGTCGAAGCCTATCCGATAGAAGGAGAACGGCAGGTTGTCGCATATACAAGAATTTCCAGTGGTGATTATCGTCTTTATGCATTTTATTCCTCGACCGATCCTTCCCCGTCTTCCCTTGTGCTGCTCGGCGGCAAGGTGTATGGCGGTGGCGTGGTTGACGCAACGCTGGACGTTCCTTCGGGGGCTGTGCTGCTTGTGCTTCTGCGGACAGCGGACAACCGGTGCTCAGTCCGGCGGCGGGCTTTCGGAATAGGCGGACTGAGAAAAGATGTGAATGCAGTGACGGACAGGGTTGGCAATGAGGTTGTCCCGCTGCTTGAACAGACTGCTGAAACCGCCGGAGAGGCGTATGACACGCTCGGTATAAAGCATACGCCTGTAGATGGTGAACCGCTGGAAGCGTCGGCCACATACAGCGACCAATATCTTGTATATAGCAGCAAGACCCTTTCCCCGGTCAACGGGAATGATATCATCGTATTCCCGGTTTCGGGCGGGGACAGCTACAGGGTGGTCACGCGGGCATATCTCCAGAACGCGTACCTGTACGCCTTCCTGAGCGGTGCCGTTCCGGGGAAGGATACCATATTGTCCGGTCATAATGCAAGTGTGTCCAATTCGGTGGATGAAGTGCTTGAGGCGCCTTCAGGTGCAACTCATCTGGCTGTAACCTGTCAACGGACAGCCGGGCTGTACCGTACTCCGGTGAAGGTCACTTACCGTAAGGAGAGCCTGTTGGACAATATCGGCGGTTTTGTCCCGGTGCATACCGGCAACCTGTTTGACAAGTCACAGGCCGAATTTGACGTCCAGCTGGGCTGGGTGGGTGTGACCGGTTCTCTTGCCGGTGCGATAACCACCGGATACATTGATCTCGGTCCGGGGAAACATGACGGGCAAATGTTGTCCTCCACTTACCTGTGGGCTCTGTGCTGCATGTATGACGAGAATAGGAAATGGCTGAACTCCACCAACGCATACAATAGTGTCGCGCTCGCTTCCGGAACACGTTATATCCGGGCATGTTATTACAGCAACGAGAGCGCGTCCGCCAAGGTGGATCTGTCCATGAAGGAGATAGCGGACACCCTTCAGCTGGTCATGGATTCCAGTTCCGCGGATATCATGCCGTATGAGGAATCCGAATCAGAAACTCCGGAGAAACTGTATATACGCGGTCTTCCCTACTACCGGATATCGGGGCCTTTCTCAGGCCGTATCATCGACACTCTCGGTGACAGTCTTACCGAGGCACGCCGATACCAGAAGGCCATATCCAAACTGCTCGGATGCTCGGTGGACATACATGGGATCGGCGGCACCACTGTTTCCGGTGCCCGTGCCAATGCCTTCTGGAATGACAGTCGTATCAACGCCCTCAATCCCCTTGCGGATTTTATCGTCATAATGGGCGGCACGAATGATGTGTCCCAGAACTCCCCTGTAGGTGAGATCGGGTTTGAAAATCTGGACACGGACACTTATGCCGGCGCATACAATGTGGTCCTTCTGAAGATACTCCACAAGTATAGGATCTTGGAGAATGACAGTTTTACGGGAATAACACAGGTTACGTCCAGGAGGCATGTGAGGATTGTGCTCTGCACGCCCCCTTACAACCATTCCCTGTCCTCGGACAGGACACAGAGGGAGCGGCTTGAGGGATATGCCTCTGCGGTCCTTCAGATCGGACGTCTGTGGAACCTTCCTGTGGTAAACACATACTGGGAGGCTGGAATGAACGACCATACGGCTTCGCTGTACTGGAACGAGAACGATTCTGTGCATTTTAACGATACCGGATATTATAAACTTGGGGCGATGATGGCGCATGAACTCATGCGTTTCGCGCCTGTAACAGACATTTGAATATGGATATGAATACCAACAAGAAACCAGCCATTGTTAGGGGGAATGACTTCGTCCTCGGCATCCCCCTTTTTAAAAAGGTGCTGCGTGACGGGGAAATGGTTGTCGAACCCTTCCCCGTATCGGAGGCCGAGGATTTGAAGGTGTATTTTGTGGATTATCTCAACGTGAAAAGAGAGCAGCCATATACACGGAGTGGTGATAACATGCTGATGGTTTCCGTGGACGGGGATCAGATCCGCTCCGGCAGTTACGGAATTGAGATTTCCGGGATGAAGGACGGGCGGAATATCCGTTCCAGGGAGAACGCCCAGTTTTCCATTGTAGAATCCAATGACCGGTCGAATGTCACTCCCTATGTCTATGAGGGGAGCGATGCGTATAATATAGACCAGCAGGTTTTTGTTGATTTTCGTCCGTCTTCCGGCGGTGTGTCCAGTTATGACGATCTTACGGACAAGCCGAAGATTAATAATGTGACGCTCTCGGGGAATATGGTTCCTAAGACATTGGGGCTACAGCCCTCAGGAGATTACGCCGACAAAAAGGATCTTGCGGAGAAGGCAAACCGTGTGGTTGTCCAACGGCATGGCACATCCGACACTACCTTCACTCTTACTCCGAATGTGTTCCATATATGGGATGAGGTAATCAATCTCTCGCTGTCTCTTCCCGATGAAGATGGCAATATAATGGACGAATATATGTTCGAGTTTACCAGCGGCTCTTCCGCCACAGTCCTGACGCTTCCCGAAGATGTGAGATGGATCGGGGAGAATACTCCCGCATCCGGCAGGACCTATCAGGTCTCAATTGTCAACAGAATAGCGGTGATGGGAGGTGTGTGATGGGGATATTTAGAAGAAGGCTGTTGATACGGGCGGCGTTGTCTGCCGTGCCGGAACTTCCGGACTGGTTCCAGAAGTCGCTCATACTTTGGTACAGCATCCCCAGACAGAAGGCTACCAATGGGTCTTTGGCCGCCAGTCCTCTTCTCGTTGATTTCAGCGGGAACGGGATGGATGGCACGCTGTACAATTTTTCATTTTCGGGCCTGAGCGGGATCGGTTCTTCCGATCCTGAATATCTGTTTTTTGACGGCGTGGATGACAGGTTGAGAACGGCAGCCGCCTTTGATGCGGATGTGGGCACAGTTCTGATGGAGATGATGGATATGACGGACGGAGCGTCAAAGTTCCAAACATTTTTTGACGTGGAGATAATAAGAACATATCTACAGCGTACATCCGGAAATGTGCTGACCGCCGGTTCGGGAAATACGCTGGGCGTGGAGGGGAACATATATAGGATTGATTATTCGTCTAGACACCTCTCCTCCAAATTAAGTGTCGGTGCAAACGTGTTTTCTAAAGAATTCTCGTTGGTCGGACTACGGCAGATGATGATGTTCAGCCGGAACCTGACCGAAAAAGAATATGAATGGATTAAATTAAATTTAATGAGACAAGATACGTAATGGTAACACTAGAATGGATGTCCGCGCACGGGTTGCTCGGCATACCATCCATGAGGACAAGCCGGGATGGAGGCATGGTTCTCCTGCATTATGAACTTGTACGGCTGATCTCTCTGCCTTGGTAGGGATATATGTGGAATCTGGAAAATAGTTTTAGTGCTTGAACGGCTGCTGTGTTTTTTGCTGGCGGTCGTTCTTTTTTTGTATTTAAATGTTAAATATTACACAATGCAAGAAAATATATTGTGATTTGTTTTGCTATTATATCACAATATTGTATATTTGCATTGTGATAATAAAACAACAGGTAATAATAGAACCGGCGGCAACGGATAAGCGGCGTAAGACTATGAAGACAAAAATTCAATTTACAGATTCATACAGTGGCAGAGCAATTAATATAGTTATTAATCTTACTGACGATGAAAAGGAATACTACTTAAGAGAAGATGACAAAAATGTCATTTATAACAAAATGTCTTCTTATCAGAGAGCAAAAATAGAATCATTCTTTGGGAAGATGAATGCATACTATACCAAAATTGAGATTTTATAAATAAAAAATTAGGGCGACGAATTTCTTCGCTGCCCTAAATATTAAAATGTGGTTTAAACCACAATGACATTTTTAATGTCGTTTCAATCCACGCACCGAAGTGCGACTAACATCGTTGATGTTCGATGCAAAGGTGCAATTTTTTGAAATAACGAACAATAAATTATTAATGTTATAAAACATAAAATTATGAATTCATACAATATCTACGATGACAATCATTATGAAACTATCCTCTATCATGCTATTGCACGTGATGAGGATCAAGTAATGGAACTGGCTAAAGAGGCAGGGATTGATATGGATGGGTTAAGTATAGAACTGGAACGGTCTAATGTAAAGGATCAGTTGGGAAAACCATTATCAGCAAAAATAGAGGATGCGTTAATATATTAATTATGGCAAGAAGACGATCTATTACCCTAGATCAAGAGTCTAGGGTATTGTCCCTATATAAGGACGGGATGGCTATCAAAGAGATAATAAGAGAAACAGGGGTACGGTCTGAGCAAACGATATATAGGATATTGGACAGCAATGGTGTGCCCCGAAGACCGAAGGTTAATGGTGTGAAAAGGATACTTGTTATGATAGAAGAGGATGTGGCAGCTATATTGAATAAGGAGCAATCAGTATCATTATACGTCAATGAAGCTATAAGATACTATCACGGTAACCGGCATTAATTGCCGGTTATTTTTTTATTAAAACTATATTTAAATTGGATTTAAAATCACATTTTGAATTGTGTTAACAAGTGTGATTTTGGAACAAAATGTTTTGCAAAAGTGGAACATTTTGTTTTGCGGCTTATATCTATTCTCTTCTTCTCTTATAAAGTTTTGCTTAAAGCTTGCTTGCGAAGGTTCGTTACAGCACTCATTATCAACGCATTGAAACGATTTTTCGGTTAAAAATTCATCCGTGTTTTTTCCAGTCGCATTTTTCATGCTTTCCGCACTGTTTTTCACGTTGTTTTCCGCACTGTTCACCATGTAGATTTCCTCCTTGCTATCCATGCAGGGTGCATCATCGCCTTTCCCCTCATTGATTCCGTCCCTCCCTATTTCAGACACTGTGGGCACTGTTGCTTTCACCGTTTTTTTCTTACTGCTTTTTCCTCCTTTACTACCGGCGGCGGCACGTTTCTCCGAAAGTTTGTTCTGATACCCCATCACCTCATCCAAATAAAGAGATCGGAAATACCCGTCCTCTGTAATAACAAACAAGTTAAAGTCTTTGATAAGATGTTGCAGATTTTCCACGGTAACGCCCCATTGTTCGGCCAATAAATCCAGTTCGTTAAAATCATGTTTGTACTCCTCCTGTTTCCGCAGAAACAAGATCGTTTTAAGATACAATCCCAGCCCCATGCATTTCATGTCGGCATTCAGCTTCATCATTTTGTAATCCGACATCAAGCTGCAATTCAGCCGGATAAACTGCTCTGTATAATCCATTTTTTTAGCGTTAGCATCAATTATAATGCAAAGGAACACAAAAAAGAAATAGGGCGTTGCTCACAAAAACAGGCAATTGTTAATAAATATTTCGTATCTTTGCCGGGACATTTTGTAAGTAGCTATGATTATGCTATTTACAAGTTATTATTTAACAATTTAATTTTTTATTGACATGAAAAAAATTTGAAGTCATCAGCACCTGTATCGGTAATGCCGTACGAAGACACGATTTGAACCCCAGCAACTTGAACGAACAAGGTGTGATAGGCCGAAGTACCGCCACCAAAATTCGCGACGGAAAGATTGTGACTCCAAATTCTTACTTCAAAATGATGAAATGGCTGGAAAGGGAGAAACCGGAGATTTACAAAGAAGCCATGGAGCACATCCTGAAAGGACTGAGCAAGCTCAAAATGGAAGAGTAACCTCCCTTCCACGAGGTGGGAATTTCCCTCTGTAAACGGGGGGAAACGGGAAACCGCCATAGAGCGCCTCTGTATGGAGACTGCCTCTATGGCG